CACACGCGAGTGCCGGAATCGACGACGATGAGGTTCACACCGTGCTCGGGGTCGGGCAGGTCGGCTATCTCGTTGACCTTCTCCGTCAGGCCGTGCACAGTGCCGTTGTGATGCACGGTTTCGACGGCCGACCCGGGGATACTGCCGTAGTCGTCGGGGTCCAACTCGCCGAACCCCAGCCACAGGGTGCGGGCGATGAGCGGCGACGCGGACGCCTCCACACAGGTGAACGTCTTGCCCGTCGAGTGCATCCCGGCGAGCAGAATGATCGGCCACGACGGGACTCCGGACAGGTGGCGCGTGTTGAGCGTCAACCTACTTTCACCTTCGTCGGGCGGTGCACGCGCGTCCACCCGGCGGGCTTCACGCATTCTTCGTACGCCTCCGGGTACTTCGCCTCGAGCAGCAGGTAGTTCGTGCCACGCGACGTTTTCTGCCCGCGCAGCGTGTGGATAATCTCGCCACTGAGCGGATCGCGTAGCTCCGTGGCATTCCCCATGAAATCGACGATGTCGAATTTCAGCTGATCCATTTCCTTCTTGCCGACACGGCGGTCGTCGCCGTTCACCCGGAACAGGCCGACCGTGTCGAGGATGTCGTCGGACGCGTCGAGCGCCGGCAGTGCCGAGTCGCCCGGGTACACCTTCCACAGGTCGTCGTTCAGGGTCAGGGGCGGGGGAGTGCGGGCGATGACGTTGTAGTTCCAAAAGTCACCGATCAGACCGACCAAATACTTCTGGATGTATTCTTCGTCGCGCTCCACCCGGATGACTTCGACGCGACCCTTGCCGAGCCACGCGGCGATGTAGCCGAACGGCGCGCCCTTGATCGCAATTTGCTGCAGCACCTGCACGAGGTACTTCGGCGGCACTACGAATGTGCCGTACGCGTCCGGTTCGTCCTCACTGCCACCGCGCCACTCAGCGGCGATGAAATCGTTGATGCTCTTGAGCTCGAGCGGAACCCGGATGCCCTCGGGCGTGATTATCTCGCGGTCGAGGGTGCCGATCAGCCACGGCCACTTGATCGACTGCAGCAGCCCCTCGGCCGCCACAATCTGCCCCAAGTAGCCGTAGCGTTCCGGGTGACTCTCCATGAACGACACGATCAACGGCTCGGCCAGGTGCCCGAACTCCATGATGTCCGTCGTGATGTCCTCGACCTTGTCGGAGACTTTCGCGTCGTAGATCGACCGGGGCGTGCCCCATGCCGAGTCGCCCAGAATGGCCGCCGACTCCGACGCTCCGATGCCATGCGAGTTGCGCAGCTGCAGCCACTCATCCGTGTTCGACTCACTGAGCAGTATTCGGTAGGGGAGTAGTCCGAACGAATCGCTCACCGCGATCGTCACGCGTCCACCCCGTAACGCCGGGACACTGCACTCACTGCATTCGGTGCCGAATAGCCCGACAGCCTCTCGGTCCTGATGGCCTGCAGCACTTCTCGCGCCACCTCGAACCCGGGGCGCGACACGACCTTGAACTTCTTGATCTTGGACGCGGGGACTTCGAAGCCCCAGCTGCCCCAGCTGCCACTGTCGTCGAGCACGAGCAGGTGGTCGCCGCCCACCTCGTTCGACCAGCGAATAACACTGCCGGCCGACGTCGGCAGCACTACGACGGGCCGATTCACCTCGAATGAGTCCCCGAACTTGCGACGGAAACTGTGCGTGGCAGAACGGAACACCCACCCTTCCTCTCCCCAACTCACGTTGTCGAGGTGGAAGATGTGCACCTCCTGCCCGTCGGTGATCCGGATGAGGTCGCCGAGATTCACTGCCGACTTGTCTGTCTCAGTGACCCACTCTGTTTCGGGTCCGTTGGTGTCTGCCATGATGTTGCCTCCTGTGTAGTAGTTCTGCACCTGCAAGTCGTAGTGACTGAATACTCGCCCGGGTGACCGGACGAACTGGCTGGGTATTGACTGGCCTCCGAATGCGTGGTGAATGATCACTCCTTCACTGCGCCTTCTTCGATGACGATGACGTTGCCGCCGCCGTCGCCGTCGGTCACCTTCGTCATCCACACCTGAATGTCGTGCTTGTCGGCCATCGCGGCGATGTGCGCGAGCCCTTCGGAGTCGAGCGATTCGCCCTCGTCGATGCGAATGACGCGCAGTTCCGGCTCGAGGGCCCGTGCGACGGCGAACCCGACGACACGCTTCTCGGCACCGGATGCCTGTGCCAACGGGTGACCGTTGTAGGTGACACCCGCGTCGCTGAACGACAGTTCTTCCAGCGGGAAGTTCGCGCTGGCAAGTCCGAGCCGGCGCACCTCGGCGATCTTGTCGAGGGCGTCGTCGTAGCCGGCGACGTCGGCGGTCATGCCGACCACCTTCATGTTGACTTCCGCCAGGGCTGCCCCGTCGCGCACGTTCTGGTTGACTTCGTCGACGCTGGCGAGCCGCGCCTTCACGTCCGTGTCGTCCTTCTCGTGCGTGACGGCGAATCGCTCCTGCAGGGCGTCGAGTGCTTCGTTGGCTATTCCCTGCGTTCGCACGGCTATCGCCAGCACAGTCTCCGCTCGGACGACTGCGGCGTCGGCGAGTTCGACGACTTCTTCTGCAGACGTGACTTCGGCGTCCAATTTCTGTACGCCGTCATTGTGTCCAGTAATTTCGGCGAGCTCGGCGAGCAAGTCGGCGATCGCGACGGGGGACTCGGGGGTGCCGTCGGGCGGGACCGGCATTCCCTTGATCTGCGCCTCGAGCGTCTTGACGTCCCGCTTCGACACCTTGCGGGCCTCGAACTGCGTGACGCGCTTCGCCTCCAACGCGACCGGGTCGAACCCCAGCGTTTCGCCGAGCATTTCCACGAGCGTCGTCACCTGCTGCGCCGGCTGCTGCCGGATGAATGCCATCGGGTCCATCGACATCTTGCCGACCAGGCCGTCGAGCAACCCCTGCGGGCTGCCGTACGCTGCGCCACGCGGCGACTCCACCGTCAGGGTGATCTTCCCGTTCGTGTACCAGCGGCGAGTGACGATGTATTCGGCGACCCCGTCGGTGCCGAGCGTCAACGTGACCGACGCTTGCGTTTCGCCGGTGCGCACGACTTCCGACGTGACCTTCTTCGCACCGAACGCGTCGAGCGCCGCCCAGATTGCGTCGAGGACCGTCGTTTTCCCCTGCTTGTTCTTGCCCGTGAGCATGATGACGTTGCCCTCGGGGGTGATACTCACGGCCGTCAACCGCTTGAAATTCTCCGCACGGAGCTCGATGATCTTCATGTGTCATTCCTTGGTGTGTGAGTGCCCTGCCGGCAAAAGAGTGCGGTCGCGCACCCCAAGCCGATCAGGACGAGGATTACTGAGAGAAGCCACACGCCGTCATGCGCGGGTGGCCGGGTGAGGGCGTGAACGCTGAGGCCGACACCGACTGTGGTGACGACGGCGATGACTGCCCTGAGGATGTGAGCCATTCAGCCCTCCATTCGTTCGTTGTTCGAGTAGTCGCAGCGGGGGCAGTCCCAGCCGGACAGGTTTATCTCCGGGTCGAAGTGAACCTCGACCGCCCCGCCCCAATCGCACCGTGAGCACGTCACTGCGACATCGCCGGCGTAAGCGCGCTGCCCGGATGACTTCGTCACCGTGCGACGAGAATCAGCACGAGAGCGACGCCCGACAGAACCATGACGGTCCATGCCGACGCCGACCTGGATGCCTTGTAGGTATTCGCGGCATCGCTGCGAGCCTTCACTTCCGCGACGATCGCGGCGAGCCACGTACGTTTCATCGCGGCGTGTACTTCCAGACGATCGACGGGCTGCCGTTCGCCGACGCCCGCTTCACTTCGCTGTTCTCGACGCGGCCGGCCTTGCGCAACTCACTGCGCCGCGACCGTACCGACTGCTCGGTGACATCCCGATACTTGCTCGGCATGAGGTCGCGCAGCTTCACGTATTTTGCGTGCAGTTCGCTATCCGTCATCGGCCCCGACGTTTTCAGGATGGCCTCGAGATTGTCCTGCAGCACCTCAGTGCGTGACTGCGTCTGCTGCGCGGCGGCGTCCCAACTGGTCATCGGGTCGTCCGAACGCACCTTGCCTTCGTACTCAACTTCTTCTGTCGGGCCAACTGCTCCCGTAGTTTCATCTGTCATACTGTCCTCGCTGTGTTTGTCATAAATCACGGCAGTGGCCCCCAGCGGATTCGCTGGGGGCCTTCTTGCATTTCGTGCCGCCATTCACCGTGAACGGGTCATGACGTTCTCTGGTTGGTTGCCGAGTCTTAGTCGGGCCAACTCCGGGCGAGCCTGTGCATGGCTGCCCCCTCACTGCGGTGTAAATGCAGGAGGTGCCCCCTAAGTGCCGGGGCGTCGCTGTTTAGTTCTCAATGTTCGAGCGCCCCCTTCCGGGTGGACCGGGGCAATGCTTTGTGACGCGCCAATCGCCGCCTCGTGGGGGCGGATGCCGGCCGTTAGTCGGTGCGACTGTGCCAGGGTGGGCCTGACGTTTGCCGGGGTGGGCCCGGCCGTGCAGTGTGGAGCTACTTCGCGATCTTCTTGATGCTCTGCGGTGTGTCTTTGAGGCTGTCGGTCCAACGCTCAAGTTCCTTGTGCGTGTACGTCGGCTTGGAGTTGAAGTACGACTTGGTCAGTTCGCCGCGCTGGTGCGCGAGGGCGAGGGTGTCGAGCGACTGCGATGTCATTTCGGCGGCCTCGGGGAGCGAGTACGCGATCTTGACTGCCACTACGCGGCCGCCGTCGCCGACTGGACGGTGAGGCTGAACATCTTGTCCATCGCCGTGTGCGGGAACGCGAAAAGCACGCGGGCCATGAACTGATTCGACGGGGCGATCTTGCCGGCAGTCACGCGGTAGAGCGTGACGGTGTCGACGCCGATCGTCCGGGCGAGTGCTGCGTTGGATTCGATTCCGTTGGCCAGGCGCAGTTTCTCGAGAAGGTCTTTGTTCAGCGTCATGGACACCTTGGGGGCCATGATTACTGCTGTGTCGGTGGGTTGCATGTATGAAAGTCAACCACACAATTTCAGCAATGTCGGCCAATCGACACAAGTGCAATCCCCCCTTGGGGGGACATCCGCGTAAACACGCGGCGAAGTCTCTGAAAGTCGTTGCACAAGTGCAATTGCATCGGTGTACGATACATACATGCCCGTAATAAATTCATGGAGTCGCTACATCGCATCGACGTGCGGCACCGACCTCAATACAACGATCGCCCGCAAGGTCGGTGTTGACCCGGTCACGATCAGCAGATGGCGCACCGGCTCCCACTCGCCCAAACCACACCAGGTCGTCGACTACGCCCGCGCCTACGAACAGAGCCCTATCAGTGCACTCATCGCTGCCGAATACCTCACAGAAGATGAGGCCGGCCTGCCGATCACCGTGCAAGTCAAGACGCTCTCCGACTACCCGAGCGTAGAACTCGCCCGCGAACTCGCCGCCCGTCTCGATGTCGAGCACACCGGACGCAGCACTTCCGGCTTATTCCCGACCACGACCGCCTTGGGGGATGGCGCGCCGCACCTTTCCATGAGCTAAGGCACTAGATCCGTTTTCTGATTCATAGGGGTACTACCAGCAATGCGCTTTCTGCAATCAATATCCACAGCAATGCACATCACCGTCGAATTTGGCCTGCTCCCGGGAGGGGAAGCGGGTCGCTACATCGACGACGGCCAGCGCATCATCATCCGCAGCGGGATGTCATACGCAGACACCTACCGGGTCTTTGCGCGCGCCCTCGGCCACGCCCACTACCGCGACACTACGATCACGCCTGAGAACACGGCGCGAGCTCAAGAGCTCGCCTGCCGGCTGATGATCTGTCAGACCTTGTGTGCGGCCGGGCTCCCGTACCGACCCCCGCTCGCCGCGTAGCCGGACGCACAAAAAGACCCCCACCGAGTAGTCGGTGGGGGTCTTTTGCGTTTCAGGACTCGAGCGCGCGCAGCGGGTCGTCCTCGTGGTCGAGCGCGGGCGGCTCGAGGCCGGCCATCGCCGCGATTCCTGGCCGCTTGCTCAGTGCGCCGCCGAGCGCCCCCATCGCCTCGACGAGTAGTGTCTGCGATCGTGCGCGGTAGCCGCGGGTGACGCTGAGTGAGCTTTGGCCGACGATGTCTTGGATGACTGTTTCGGCGATCCCCAGGTCGTAGAGAATCGTCACGGCCGTGTGCCGGGCGTCGTGCAGCCGGATTTGGGGAGCGCCGGCGGCGTCGAGTACCGCGTGCCATGCCTTGTTGTCTCGCGAGGGGTCGATCGGTGACCCGTCGAGCGGGAGTATTCGCCGTCCGGAGTGGCGGCCGCCGACTGCGTACTTCTCATCCGACGTCCACACGAGTCCGTGCGGGTTCGGCTCCCGTAGTGCTGCAGCGATGCGCCGTTCCATGATCGAGCGCAACGGTTCGACCATTGGCACTACGCGCCATCCGGCGTTCGACTTCGGCCGCGACCAATACAGCCCGCCGGTGATGTATCTGTGCTCCCAGTCCGCCGGCGCGTCGAGCACGCGTGTCTTGCAGTCGGTGCCGCGCTTCCGACCGCACGCATACAGCGGGTACTCGCCTTCTTCTGCTTCGCCGACGGGGTCGCAGCCGGGGCCGTGCCGCCACGCGATGCGCTGCAGCTGCCACGACATATCAATGACGTTCTTCACGAAGTCGACGCGCTCAATCTCAAGGCCGATGCACTCGCCCTGCCGGAACCCGGTGAGCAGAGCGAACGCCCAGCGGGAGCCGAGCCGAGAGTTGGCGACCGACTCGATGACGTCGATCGCCTGATCGGCCGTGAGCACCTTCACCTCGGGGACCGCGCGGCGCGGCGGGTCGACGAGCATGGCCACG